ACGATCCCAGTCTACCCACACAACTGTAACAACTGTTGAGTCCATCTTACGTGCCGGGTCGATGCCGACCACGACCGGAGAACGGTGCCAGCTCTTAACAATTTCTTGCGAGGTATCTCCGAGGTCATCCATGATTGAGGATGTAACGAACATTCCTCTCTCCAACAACCATTTACAGTTGTATGAGAGCTGAAACTCGTCAGAGTCCTCACTAATGCGAAGCATTTCTTTTTTAATAAACTTTTCATAGTTTGGGTTTACTTTTGCTACGTCTCGCCAATCCCACTGAAAATGGTTCTGTTTGGCGTTTCGGCTAGTTTGTCTACGCTTGTTAAACTGGATAGCCTTATAGAAGTTATTTTTATGGGTTGTAGGGGTGCCTGTCTTAACCATAGTGGCGTTGTAGTACGCACCCATAGGAGAAATAGACTTAGCCACTACGAAGTCATCTGCTTCCTGGCACTCATCGATAATAATGAGGTGGAAAGACTTAGATTCAATTTTAGCTCTAGGGTTAGCTGTCATCATCATAAGGCTACTGCCTGAGTTCTTAAGGCGGATGTTTCTTACTACGCCAGGTGTTTTAGAGACCATGTCGTCAATTTCAGGATCCCCAAGTACATCTAGAGCAGCTTCGCTAGTTAGGCGAGATACTGTACGAGAATAAAGGGTTTCTACCTGTGACTGGACTGGGGCAAACATTCCCACCATAATTCCATCACCAAACTTACCCATTAACTCTGGGTACATTTTAGCTAGGCGTGGAAGGATAACCATAAGGGTAGCCACTGTATTAGCAATAGTTTCTGACTTACCGCTCTGACGAGAGGCAAGAGCAGTAATTTCTTCACCATCATTAATAATAACGGACTCGATTAGTCTACGTGCTAGAGGCTGTTGGTAAACGTGCAACTCATGGCCTACCAAGACTTTCATAAAGCCCATGATCTTTTCTACAAGAGCTTTTACAAATTCTTTAGATAACTCGTCTAATCCGTCATCTTCAACTTCTTCTGGCAGGACGTTACCAAACTCGTCAAAATCATCGGGCTCTAGCTCGTCAAACTCAGCAGTGGTCACAGGCCGTGTCTTTCGCTAAGAGTATTTAAGATAGCGTTAAGAGACTCAGCACCTAGACGTGCTTCTGCAAGATTGTCTTTGTACTGTGTTTTTTGCCAAGCAGACAAGTTACGACCAACTGAGTACATAATTTGATCCGTCCAATTAAGAAGTTCCTGCGTAGGCAAAGAATTTACTCTTCGCTGAACTTTAGTTAGTTCTTTTGTAGTTTTGCTTTTTCTTTTAAAGATCTTCATACGGTGCCCCAAATCTAATCATATCCCAGTCAACTTCATCTTCTTTCATACTGCGGCCGTTTACCGCATTAGTTAGTGCTTGACTTTCAGTATATTGCTTAACCCACTTACCCATAACAATAGATTGCCTTGTTAATGGAAAGCGTAAGCACCAACCTTTACCGAAACGGTAAGGTTCTTCTATCTCTTGTGTTTCTGCACGCTCTAGTACTACTGGTGGTTTTACTGGGTAAGTCATTAAATGCCAGTAAAACTTCCCAACGTCATGCGTCTTCGCCATTATGTTCGCCCGTTCCCTCGCACCAGTGATCTGGTACTTCATGCTCTAATACTATCACAGCACACTCTTTACAACGAAAAAGCTTAGGTGATTTAAAATCTGTCTGCGCTGTAGCGCCTCGTTCATACTCTTCATCAAATGGTACATAATCTGTAATTATTTCCGGAGATGCATATAGCTCTGCTGGAAATGGCCCTCTTGGTGCGTGTGAACTAGATGGTACAGCATGACCTTGTTTTGTAACAATTCTTTGTACGATTCGCATTTTTACCCCTTTTTTAGCATTATGTGATATATCTTACACTATATTTCCGTTTGGCGGTTGCACCAACCCTGTATTTACTGCTAGGATAGATATAGGGACAGGAAACTGCCCTAACACTAACTACGTAACAAAAGGGTTGCAACTAGCTCGGCAGACAGACGCTGAGCTATTTTTTATCTGGTGACAGCTGATAAGAGATTCGGGTTGGCCTTCTAGCCTAGGAGATAGTGTGAAGTTTAATGAAGAGATCCTTTTAAAAGCAAAAGCAACCTTAATGGTAGCTATGTTGACCATAGTTACCACAAACCAAGCTTATGCGGTCTATAATCGGGTTGATACGCCCACTGTGATCACCGCCCCCGTGGTAGTTGATCCTCTAGATAAGTATCGGGAAATGACAAAGTTCACCCCTACAGACCTGGCAGACATGCTAGAACTTGTTGGCTTTGAGGGTAAGTCCTTGAAGACAGCTTGGGCAGTAGTTATGCGAGAGTCTAGGGGCAACGCAGATTCCCACAATAAAACGTCCTCAACCGGTGACAACTCTTATGGCCTATTCCAGATAAATATGCTGGGATACCTTGGAGAAGACCGAAGAGAAAAATTTGGTATTAAATCTAATGCTGAACTCTTTGACCCAGTAACAAACGCCCAAGCCGCTTTCTACATGACTAGTCGTGGAGAAAACTTTGGGTCCTGGGGATTAGGACCAGATGCATACGATGGGACAGCTTCTGAATCAGCCGTAACGGTGTGGTTTAGTAAATTCCCTAGGTAAATAGAAAAGGCCCCGTAACTGGGGCCTTTTTTATTACTTCTGTCTTTTAAGATCGTTCCTAGGGTTCATACGTTCATCGTTTTTAGACGCTTTGCCTTTAGTTAGGCCGCCTGTGTATTTTCTTTCGTTTTCGTTATCGTTACCCTTATTAGGATTCTTAGGTCCTGTTGGACCCTTTGGAGGATTCTTAGGTGGTTTGCTTCCACCACCAGCGGCTGCAGTCTTAGGCTTTTCTTTTTTCTTAGTTACAACTGTTGTACCAGGACGTGGTCTATCGTCACGCTTAGGTAATCCTATTCCACGGTCACTGTCATTTAAACCTATCTGACCTACCGACTTTAATCCTAGACTATCAAACTGTCCCATTATTTACTCTTCTTTCCAGCTCTGCGCTTGTTCTCCTTCGCAGTATTCTTGCCGTGCTTTAAAGGACGCAAGTTACTAGCGCTATCGTTATCGTGGTTATTATCTTTGTGGTCTACATCAGTTCCCTTAGGGAGCTTGCCGTGCTTCTTCTCGTACTTAGCCTTGGCAGCGTTCTTAGATGTGGTGTGCCATTTACCGTGAGAATCTTTATAATGCTCAACGATAATCTTACGACCGCCATTAGCAGCAGAGCCTTTGTACTCTTTACCGCCAGCCACTTCTTTTTTCTTAGTAGCCATTATTTACTCTTTTTCTTTGCGGCCCAAGCTGGAGGGATAGGAAATTTTGAAGCTATTACTGCAATATGATTTGAGGGAAGTTCTTTAGGAACACTGATTTTTGAGGTATTTTTCCAGTTATCCATCATGGGCATAATTACTGTAGGTTCTTTACCAAAATCAGCTACAAACTCATTGTTGCGTCCCATTACTTACCCTTTTTCTTTGCCATAGCCATATTATCCACAAGATTAGGATAAGGACGGCCAGCAGCTTTAGCTCGTGCTTTAGCAGCAGACTTTTTCTTAGGTGAAAGCTTTTTATCTTTTTTTGTAGGATCTGGAGTATCCCAAACTTTTTTAGCCATTAGCAATCCCACTTTCGTAATGCAAGAGCCTTACGTGTTGGCTTGCCATTCTTTTCCATAGGGCCTGGCATACCGCCCATACGTGCACAGAAAGATTTACGACGTCCGGCATCTTTCTTTGACTTCTTTGCTTGAGATGCAGATACTGGAGGCTTTAATGTGCCACCTGTTTCACGTTTGTATGATGCACGTCCCTTGGCATTTAATCCGCCTTCAGGATTTTTTCCTTCTTTACGTTGCCAAGCTGCTGTTTTAGCCATTATTTCCATTCCTCCGTACATTTACATTCTTTATTAAAGTTACCACATTGTACACAAGTCATACGCTCATGCGGTTCTAGACTACCTGCTGCCTCTAACTTATCCTCATGAGAAGACACGTCTTTATAGCTAGCTAAGTTTACACCATATGCCTGGGAAGCGTTAACAACATCTGGGTGATTCCATGGACGAGCAGATTTAGAAGTTCTATCTGCAACAGATAGGCGGATACGAGGAGCACCAGTACCACTTCTAGAACCGTAGTAAAGTTCTTTACGACGTCCCATTAGTTGCTCGATTCACCCGCAGCACCACGGCCATACTTTTGACGAGTGATGGTGTGGGAGTCATCAGCCTGGGTAGGCGTAAGACCAGTTAAATACTCTGCAGCCTCTCGTGCATTGTGGCGTAAGTTCTTAGGAACTTTAACCTCACGAGGTTTAGAAGAAAAAACCTCTGCGCGAGGCATTATGAATCTTTTTCTTCTTTAAGAACTTTGTTAGGGCTTGTTTCTCCTGGACGAAGACCTTGTAGGTCTACGACACGAGGGCCCTTTGAATCATCTGGTCCAGGAACTTTTTCTTTTCTATTGCGAGCTTCTGCTGGAGTAAACTCACGGATCTGTGCTTCTTCAGGAGCTTGACCAATACGACGAACAGCAACACGGTTAGTTCCTGCAAGAGGCGCTGTAGGAGTTCCTGCTATAGATCCACGAGCAATCTTAGGTGCCGCCTCAGCTTGAGCAGTAATATTAGTGGTAGTGTCAGCAATTTTTTGACGATTTTCACTAGAATTTTTTGCAATGGTTACGTTTTGACCATTAACAACAACGTCGTTTGATTCTCCGCCTCTAACAGCACGAAGAGTCTGTTGTGGGCTTGATCCGGCGTGAACCATTCCTCTTAGGAGAGCAAACTCTCCAGTAGTCTTTTCAGGGTTTCCACGAAGGTTGCGATCAACAATCTTATACGCCGCAGCTAAACGAGCCTTAGCTTCTAATGGCCTTCCACCTAAGTACTTATGTAGATGATCATCATCAGTTCCTAAAGTATGGTGAACACCTAGAGCGTGTGCAACAGTTGCTTTTTGAACAGCTTCATGACCAAGGAATCCTGGGGTACTCATGTAGTTATCATCAAGATTGTACATAGATGTTCGGCCAAGACGCATTGCTGTATCCATTACTGCTGGATGAACAGTTGTCATGTCCTTACCTTGAGAAGCAAGGCTTGCGGCACGTTCTTCACGAATTCCAGCTAATACTGCTTGACGTTCTGGAGTCTTACCACGAGCAGGACGAGCAGCTCTTACGTTTGGATCAAATACTGTAGTAGTTACTGGAGTACCGCGACTTTCACGAAGACGCTTGTTTTCTGCCTCTGCTTGCTTACGATCTGTAGGTTGAGCACCAAAAGTATCAATAGCCATTGGAGGAATTACATTTCCAGGCTTATTAACTGTTGGCTTTTCGTATGTAGCAGCGTCACGTGGTGAACGAACTGGTACGTGTCCTAATATCTTTTCAGGACCTTCTGCATCAACTTCACGCATTGTTGTACTGAGAATACTATTTGGGTCGTCGTATCCTGGAGCTAAATCTGGACCTTCAATGCTGTATCCCTTACGCTTAGGGTTTGGAATATCTGCGTAAGCCGCTCTAGGAATATCTCCTTCTACAACAGCCTTAACAGGCTCAGTAATTGGTGTGCTACCAGTTACAGTAGATGGTTCTGTAAATCTAGATTTCTTATTAGGTTCGGAAAGAGTTTTTCCGGTAGCAGCAGATGATGCTGGTGAATCTGGATGTTCTGTTTCAAAATCACGGATATCTTTATCTTTGTGTAAAGTGCCGCCTCTACGAGCTTTAATCTTATCTACTTTTGCAAACTGGGGAGATACATAGCGAACGCCAGTTTCTACTGCCTCGCCTTTACGTGCATCCCATGACAGGGTAGTACTGTTGATGTTGTTAGGGTCGTTGAACTCAGCCTTTACTTCTCCAGTAGTTAAGTTATAAGGTTGATTCATAGGAGCAGGGGTATCAACTTCTTTAGGAAGTGAAGCCGTTTCTTTTGACGTGTCATCAAATTTATTAGACATAGGTTCTGGCTTGTAATTAGCCATTGCGCGTTCAGCATCTTCAGCAGAAAGTGGGTTTGTAATTTCTTTCCAGTCAGCTGGCTTAGCGCTAGTGTTAGGCTTTACAGAGCCTTTAGATAGTAAGTTTGATACTGGGTTAGCCTTAGGAGGAACAACTTCTGAACTGTCGTATGCTTCCCCTGTTTTTTCATTAAGGCGCATAGTTGTAGTCTTAAGACCTTCAATTTGGCGCTTACGTGAGCCTTTACCGTAGTACTTCTGATTAAACGCTACATCAGCTGCTTGCTTGCTTGCTTTATCAGCAGCAACTTGTTTTGGAGCGTTAGCTGGCAATGAGCGGTTTGTGTTATCTGGAGTAGTTGATGGGGCGTTAGTCTCTATAGTCGCAACCATATCGGGATTACCAGGGGCACCTACAAAACGATCTGGGCGTGAGCCAGTTCCTAGAAGCTTTACATATTTATCAAACTGACCGGCCATTAGTTATTTCCGCCTTTGCCTTCATTAATGCCCGTATTAAGATTACCTGTTCTTGGGCGTTCTTTTTCTAGATCTGCTTTTTGCTGGTCACTCCAAGTTTGATTACTTGGACGAGAAGAATCATCAACGTTACGCATACTCGCAGGAGGACGTTCAGAAAGTTTTTCTCCATACTCAATATCGTCTAAACTGACTGCTTCACGGCTCATCTTACCGTCTTTTCCAAAACGAGCAACTGTTCCTGAGTAGTCGTCAGTTGAAGATTGTTTTGTAACCTGGTCTTGCTGTGAAATTCTATCTGCACGAGCTTTTTCTTGCAACTCACCCTTAGCAGGTTGTCCTGGAAGAATACCATGCTTACTGGTTTGAACACCAAAGTTATTTACAAAATGTGCAAACTGAGGACGCTTAACATCACCAGATTTATACGCTACTCCTGTATCAGGATTTATAGCGCCACTTTTAACTTCATCACTATCATCACCATGAGTTTGATTAGCCACGTCAAAATAATTGCCAACAACATGTGGAGACATCATGCCTTCAAGAAGATTAGATTTTACTCTTGACATATTAGAAGCTTCATTAACACGGATGCGAGACTCTTCATCTTTTGTTCGATGGTAATCACGTTCTGTACGGCGCAGTTTTGTTCCAAAATACTGACCTAAAATATTATTTGCAGCGCCTCTAAATGGATTAGCGTTGCCACTACCGGCCTGAACAATGTTTTGTCCGCCTTTGCCAAAATTCATGTGATTTCCGATCTAGTCTTCGTTTACAGACAAAAGTTTAGCAATTCCGCCCTGGTCTGTAAGTGCTTGGGCATGTTGATTATAATGGTGCATGCAGAAGGATAACTCGCCATACGGCAGAATAGATACGATCATTGCTCTAGCAGAGCAAGAATCACATTGCACCCATCCCTGTCGCTGCTCCTCCAGCTGCGTCTCCAGTTGCATCGGCTCCGCTATCTGTGTCATTGATATTTGTCCCCTGACTTGATGTTGAGTCCATATTTGATCCCGCGTATCTTCCTACACCGGTCAATCCTACACCATAAAGGTCCTGCATCCAATCAATAGCTGGAACAGGGTATCCCCCACCTAATCTGCCTACGACAGCAACATCTTTCTGCCCTAAAGCAAATTGTCGCTGTTCTTTCCTAGGGTGGGTCATAGGATTATTGTCTCACTAAAGCAAAAAGCCGGGAGCGTGAACTCCCGGCTCTTTTATTTGCTTTAAGCTTATGAAGCTGCTGCAAACGGTGTGATAGTGATTGTAGCTGTTGTTGCGATTGAGGCAGCATTTGCCGCTGTTGACTGTGTCTTGATTGTTCCGGCAACACCTGTTAGGCCAGCAACAGTAAGTGACCCTGTTGATAGTGCGCCTGAGGTTGTTGTTGTGTAAGAGACAGAGTTTGTTGCAACTGCTGTAACAGTGTAGGTACCGTTGAGAGCTGTATCTGGTGCTTCGAGGCCTGCGACTGTAATCTTTGTTCCAACTGGGTACTTTGCACCAGCACCTGAAGAGGTGATTGTTGCTGTTGTACCTGTACGTGATACTGCTGTGATTGTTGAAGCTGCGTTTGTAGCTGCTGTTGCAGTTGTGATGTTAGATGCTTCGTAACCAGCATCCTTGAGAAGATCAAGAGCTACTGCTGTTGTAAGACCAACTACTGAAGGTACTACGATGTTGCCAATTCCAGCTCCGTCAGCTGCTGTAAGAGCAGTTGTTAGCTGAACCTTGCCGTACCACTGTCCTGTAATTTCACCAGCGTTAGCTGAGTTAGTAACAGTAA